ATCTTGTTCAATGGATAGATAGCGATGTTGTTATTAATAAATTTGATAAAGACATAAATGCAGAATTTCAGAATAATCATTGTATACAATCTTTTGTTGTTCATCATGATATAACAGAAGGAAATATTCCTAATTGTGGCATATGGGCATTAAAAAAATCCGCCATCCCATTATTAATCGATATATGGAATCAAACTGACTTTATTCATCATAAATGGTGGGAGCAAGGTGCGAATATAAAATTAATGCAAGACAATGGTAATTATGTAAAATATAGCAATATACTACCATATGAATTTAATGTACATAAAAATGATATCAGATTTAATGAACGAGATTGGGAAAATGATGGAATTATGTTACACGCAACCATGTGGCCTGATAGAACTAACAAAATGAAAGAATGGACAGCAAGAAAGATATAAATATGTCAAACTTTATTACTAGTTATGATCAATGGTTAGAAGCTTATAGAAAAGATAAATTGAAGATTTGGATTAGAGTTATAGTATCAAATAATATTGAGTACTATCTTCCAGAATTTTCTAAATGGCTAGAACTTAAAAAGATTTGTGAAGATCAAAAATTAAAAGTTAATAAAGTTGGACTACAGTATCGATCTCACTCTATTGAAGTTGACACATCAGATACCGATGGTGTATACTTGGTGCGATCACTTATTGGTGTCATTGGAGAAAATAGTAAACAAACTATTACTATTGGTAAATTATATGGGTCCACCATAAAAAAAACTATGTGGATCACTCCAGAATTAGTTGAAGAATTATCTAGTGAAGATACCATTGAAGACTCTTTTAAAGAAGCATTGATATTAAATTATGAAAAACAAGCCGGAACTGTTTAATCAAGATTATCAAAAACAGTGGTCCGAAACTCATAAATATAAGCATATTCATACGGGAGAATACTGTACGTTTGAAGCTTATGTGGCCGAGTTCATTGTTTTAAGACGATCAGAAAAGTTGAATCTTGGTAAGCCGTCATATAAATTTTGGACCAAGGGAGATCCTCTACACTGGTTGTGGAAAAAGCAACACGGAGCAGCACTACAATTAAAAAAGAAATATAGTGAGGAAGCTATATTATCAGCAATTAAATCTAAAGATTTTGATGGATTACTAGTTCTTGGAATTCAAAATGGCAGAGGGTATAAAGTTAATCCTTTGGCAGAAAAGATAGTAGCTAAACATCAGAAATTATTAGAAGAGAAAAATAATAAAGTGGAAGTTGATCTAAATGTTGAAACCGAGAAAGAAACTCTTGAAACGCGATCAACACAGGGCTATAATACAAAAAGGAACACACTGAACCAACTGAGGAACCTATGAGTAAAGTAAAGAAACCAAACAAGTTTGCCGAAGATAATATTAGTAATTCTATTGTTAGCAAGTATGGGGATGTTGTACGTAGTGGCACAGAAGTTCTACAAAATATCAATAGCCTTAATGTGATCGGAGTATCTCCAGCATTAGATATTGCATTGGGTGGCGGATTAAGGGAAGGCTCAGTTGTTGTTATGACCGGTGATCCAAAAAGCGGTAAAACCACAACCGCTTTGCATTTTGCAGCCAAATGTCAAAAGCATAATAAGAGAGTTATTTATGTTAATACTGAGGGTAGATTATCTAAACAAAACTTTGATGGCATTAAGGGGCTAAACTCAGATAATATTCTTATCATAGAATCTACAGATGAAAGAGTATTATCAGCAGAAGATTTTCTCAATATAATTGAATATTATGTCAATAATGATTCCGGTTGTTTAATTATTGCAGACTCATTATCTAATATGGTTCCCGCAGTTGAATTAGAGGGTGAAGTGAGAACTGGTGTAAGGAATGCGTTACCTAGATTATTGTCCATGTTTTTCAAAAGAATTAGTGGCACATTAATGAAAAATAAGACTATATTGATTTGTATAACACACAATATTGCTAACACCGGAGGATCACCATATGCTCCACAAAAAATGGCAGATTGTGGTAATATGTTACAATATCAAGCTGGTACTAATATGGTTATTACTCATCGTGGCAAGTGGCAAGTTCCTAAAGATACTGGCCCACACGTTGGTCAAATTGCTAACTGGTCAATTAAAACTTCTAACGCTGGCGGTAGACCAAATAGTACAGCAGAAGGATGGATAAGATATGGTATTGGTGTGGATGAGATACAAGAAATTATTCAGATAGCCTGTGAATTTAGACTAATCAAAGCGGCTGGTGCTTGGTATACAATATCATGTGCCGTTGATCAACCAGATAATCCAATTATTAAGTCATTCCTAGAATCTGCTAACGCCAAAGCTCCAGAAGATATTGAAAGAGCATTAAAGTTTCAAGGAGTAAATGCTGTTGCGGATTTTCTAAATGAACATACAAAAATTGCAGATTTTGTTTACGAAAAAATCAAGGAGTTACATTGAAAGTTCGTGGTATAAATGGTAAAGAATATGTTTGGAGTCTTACCAAATACGATATATTCTATGATGATACTAGAAAGCGTTCAAAGTATCACATTCGTGCTAGAAACTTATTAAAAGAAATCTATAATAGTTATAGGGTTCTAGAAGAAGTTAAATTGCCGGGAAGCACATCGCTACATAGAAAATCCGTATTGTACCTTGACTTTTATATTCCATCTATTAAGATTGGCATTGAAGTTCATGGTCAACAGCATTATGAGTACTGTGAATTCTTTCATAAAAGTCTCGGAGACTTCTTAAAAAGCAAAGCTAGGGACGAGGATAAAATAGAGTGGTGCGAACTAAATGGCATACAACTAATAACCCTAAAATATTCAGAAAGTGATGATGAGTGGCGAAAACAAATTAAAGGCATCTGAAAAGTTAGCGGATCATCTTGAGACTATTAATTCCTATATTGATCTTAGTAATACTAAGTTCTCATCATTTAGAGAGGAATATCTATTAGCTGCGAATTTATCTTCTGAGGATTTAAAAAAGTTAACACAGCAAGAGTCCTTTGACACAGCATATTTATTATATAGTTATTCAACGTATATTCAAGATGAGATTAATAAAAATAAGATAGCATTAAATTGGTGTAATGATCAATTAGAAAAATTGGTTGTGCAACATAATCATGAATTTAGTCAATACACAAAGCATGAATCAAAACGCCAAATGATAGTTAGTAATAATAGCTATGCTGCTTCTGTGGACAATATGAGAGAGGTAGCAGAGTCTAGACTTCAAGCTTTAGATGGTAAAGTATATGAATTAAAGCGAAAAGCCGATATACTGTTAGAGAAAGGGAAAAGACAATGAGTAATTTTGATGCATTTTTATCATCATTATCAGACGAACAAAAGGCACAATTAATGCAAGCCTTGATGCCTTCTGAACCTAAAGAAACAACTCAAATTAAAGTCACCACAACCAAACCTCCCAAAGTTGTTGGTGAAGATTTTATGGTAACCAAAGCAGATTCTACTAACAATAGGAGAAAAGAACCCGTGAGAGGCAGAGAAAACAAGTGGCGTGATGAGGGAGAGTTTAGAGATATTGAAACTCCCGAATTTCAGAAAACACCAAGGCGTCGAGAAGCGTCAAAGAAGCTAGATCTAGAATGTCATGTGTGCGGCAAGTCTTTTAAAGAAGACGCAAGATTTGTATATGGAGAATTTCCACGATGCAATAGGTGTACAGGTAAATAAATGGAAGTAAAATTAACAGATATTGGTGCTGAACGAGCAGTCCTTGCTGGTATATTACAGCACGGTTTAGATGGTTATATATCAGTATCAGATCTGATTAATCACGAAACTTTTGGCCACGCTAATAATCAAGTACTCTACAGGTGTATAGAAAAAGTTATTAGTAATGAGCAAAAGATTGATATTCCATCATTATTAGCCGCAGCCTCACAATTAAATTTATCGGAGACTGTTAATACTCCACAGGAATTAAAATATATTAAATCTTTATTAGATTTTCCAATTAGTAAAGAAAATATTTTCAGCTTCAGTGTTCAGCTTAAGAAGTTTGAATTTGCTCGTAAGATCAAAAAGCTAACAGCAAAAGTTCATAAGGATATTGATGATATCACAGGATCAGAATCTATTAATGAAATTATACAGATTCTAGAGAATCCCGTTACAGACTTTTTAAGAGAGGATGATGGTGGAGAAAATCCAGAAAAGATTGGTAAAGATATTAAAAATTATATCGAATTCTTAGAAAAGAACAAGTGCGATATTATAGGAATACCAACAGGGTTTAATCGCTTTGATGAAGCAATAGGTGGCGGATTAAGAAGAAAGTGTGTTGATCTAATTGCCGCTAGACCAAAAGTTGGTAAGAGTGTATTTGCGGATAATGTTGCTCTTAATGTGGCTTCTAAAAATGTTCCAGTATTAATGCTTGATACTGAAATGTCAAAAGAAGATCATTTAAACCGATTAATTGCTAATATTAGCGGTGTTCCAATTAACGAAATTGCCACAGGTCAATTTATTGAAGATGAAGATAAGCATCAAAAAGTTATAGAGGCTATGAAAAGCATAGAATCTATTCCTTATAGTTATATCAGCGTTGCGGGTAAACCATTTGATCAAATATTAAATCTTGTTAGACGATGGGTGATGCAAGAGGTAAAACTAGATGATAATGGCAAAACAAAGGACTGTGTTATTATATATGATTATCTTAAGCTAATGTCATCATCATCTATCACTAATAATATACAGGAATATCAAGCACTCGGTTTTCAGATAACATCATTACATAATCTATGTGTTAAGCTAGATATTCCATGCTTATCCTTTGTTCAATTAAATAGAGATGGCATCACAAAAGAAAGCACAGATGCTGTGAGCGGATCCGATAGATTAATCTGGCTGTGTACATCATTCACAATATTTAAGATTAAATCTCCAGAAGAATTAGCAGAAGATGGGCCAAATGCTGGTAATAGAAAACTTGTTCCTATTGTTGCTAGGCATGGAGCAGGCTTAGATGATGGCGATTATATTAATATGATAATGCAGGGCGCTCATGCAAAATTAAGAGAATTAAAAACACGTAATGAGTTCAAGAATCAACCAGTTGGCGATACTGGCTTAGTTAACACAGAGTCACTTAACAAAATAAAGCAAGATGGATTTACATACGATCAAACAGAAGCTGAATAAGAATGCCGAATTGGTGTTTAAGAAACTTGGCATGACATGTGAAGTATTTGGAGATAATATTTACTCCACTTGTCCGGTTCATGAGTCTAGTGATAATCCTAGAGCTTTTTCGTTTTCTATTGATAAAGGTATTTGGAAATGCTGGACCAGAGATTGTCAGCACCACTACCGTAATGATATTTTTGGTTTGATACGCGGAACATTATCAAAAGAAGAGGGCGAAGATGTTGGCTTTGCACAAGCGTTAAAGTGGTCCTGTGATCTATTAAATGTTAAAAAGAGTAAAAGCAAATCTAACACGATTAATATTAAAGATGATAATCCAGACGAGTTTGCACAATTAGTATCAACATTAAATGATAATATTATTGCTAAAGAATATGAACCAATTATAGTAGAAAAATTAACATATCCATCAAAGTATTTTGTTGGCAGAGGATTTAAAGAAGAAACATTAAAATATTTTGAGGTTGGTGATTGTCATAATCCAAAATCCAAAATGTATGATAGGGCAGTTATTCCCATTCATGACCATAATGGACAAAATGTTGTTGGAATCATAGGCAGATCGGTAAAAGAATATAAGACACCAAAGTTTTTATTTTATCCTACTGGATTCACTAAAACTGGATTATTTTACAATTATCACAGAGCCTTAGAAAAAGTTAAACAAACCCACTCTTTATTCATTGTTGAGGGTCAGGGTGATGTTTGGAGATTATATGAGGCTGGCATTAACAATGTAATTAGCATATTCGGAAAGTCATTAAGTAAAGAACAAGAAATTCAATTAAATAGGATGCCAATAACACATATTGTTGTTTTGACCGATAATGACCAAGCAGGCAGAGAAGCAAAGATACAAATTCAAAGACAATTAAATAGAATGTACAAACTATCCTTTCCCAAGATACCAACAAAAGATATTGGCGAAATGACTATTGATCAAATTCAAAATATAGTTTTACCACAAATAAAGGGTTTATACTCATGAAAATTATTGGAATTGCTGGTCGCAAGCAAGCTGGAAAGAATACCGTAGCCAATTGTATTAATGGTTCTGTATTATTATCTAGAGATATGATAAAAGATTTTTATATTGATACAAATGGTAAATTGATTGTGCAAACATCAGATTCCACAGGTACTCTTGGGTATGGCGAATTTGATGTGACTAGAAAAGATATGTCATTTGTTGAGTATGCCCATAGAGAACTGTGGCCCTATATTAAGATTTATCATTTTGCTGACACTCTAAAAGAAATAGCTATAGGTTTATTTGATATA